GATGCCCGTCACCTGGGGCGGGAACCGATGACACTTGACAGTGCCCAGCTGCAGCTCCTTGTGCGTCAATTTCCCGCGCGAGAAACGGCACTTGCCACAGCACTCAGCAGGCAAGTTACTTGGGTCAGCTTCGCTCATTTGGACCTCCTGGTTACAGAGCGGCGGTTGTAACAGCGTCTCCAGGCTCATCCTTAGCCTGATGGACGATCTCATCCAGGAGAGCCTGCGCTCTGCCTGGAAGTGCGATAGGACGACGTCCCTGGGCGATGATGCCCAGCTGACGGCAAGCCGTCTCGACGGTGACTACGCCCCTAGTAGGGCGCCCACGCCACGCACATGCAATGCGCCAAAACTCTTCCGTGTATTCCTGCAGCTCTCGTGGCATCACGCGGCTTCCTTCCTGTAGATTCCCCAACGTCGCCCGACATCGGCTTCTGCCTTGAACGGCACCTCTGTCAGACCCCATTCAGGGGCGATAGACTCCATGCATTCGATGATGATCGCCTTAGCCTTGGCTACCACCTCAGGCACGTCTGGACCTTCAAACATCACCTCGTCATGCACTACGTTCACCGGATAGAACCCTAGAGGACGCAGCTTTGGCGTGGCAATGATAGCTGCAAGCAGGTTAATGTCTGACGCAATAGCCTGGTGCGGGAAGTTAGAGGCTTCGTTCATCAGTGCCCGGATGTTCTCCTGGGTAACCAGATGATGGCGCTTCTTACGCCCCATAGGTGTGAGAAGGGTCTTACCTTCTTGTGCGGCCCTGCGGCAGCTATCGATGAAGGCCTTAGCTCCCGGGCTACGCTTAAACCAGGCATCAATCCAACGTTGAGCCTCTGCGACAGGCGTATTGAACTCCTCAGCCAGACTAGGAGCCTCACGGCCATACACGATGCCGAAGTTAACGGCCTTAGCCCGTATCAATTGCTCTTCGGTCCAGCCTGCCCCGAAGAAGTCTTTAGCGGTCTCCTTATGCAAGGATCTCTTGCCGCCTGCTGCATAGATGTCACACAGGAAGTCATCGCCGCTCAAGCACGCGAGAGATCGAAGCTCAGCCTGGTTCAAGTCCGCCTTGATGAAGACCCTTCCTTTGCCTGCATAGAACATCCCCCGGATGCGCTTATCGCGTGGCACGTTCTGCATGTTAGGCCCGCTGCTCGAAAGACGGCCTGTACGTGTGCCATGGATCTTGTAGGTAGCGTGGATGCGACCATCTTGCTGCAGGTTGCGGTAGATGGCATCAACATAGGTGCTCTTAGCCTTAGTAGCCTTACGATAGGCTTTCAGGGCTCGCACAGCCGGATGGTTGGGAAGCTTGGCAAGAACTTCCTTTCCGGTAGAGCGGTCGCCTCTGTGGGGCGGGATGAGCTTCAGGATGTCCCAGAATAGTTGTGCAATCTGTATCGGGCTATCAGGATTGATGGAGCTATTGCTTACCTTGGCAACGGCGGCATCCCACAGGAGCTTGGCTTCGTCGATCTCCTTCTGCAGCCTGCGCCCCTGAGCCTCAACCCGATTCATGCAGATGCCTATACCCCGCATCTCGATCTGGTACAGCATCTCGCTAGTCGGGATAAGCACTCGGGTATACAGCTTGCTCAGATGCCTGTCACGCATCACCGCGGGATGCATAGCCTGGAAGATCTGCAGGGTATTAGAGACGTCGAATGCTAGATACCGATACAGTACTGGCTTCGGGATGGCTGCGTAGCTAGTCTTCCTGTTCGGCAGGTAAGGCTTAAGCATGTCCTTGTAGTCAGGAGCTCCTAGGAGGTCACCGCTAACCTGCTCAAGGTCATGGATACCGCTGTTCTCATCCAGGCAATACGACAGGAGCATCGTATCTTCGTCTACCCTTGCCCTGCCCCCTCCTGGTAGCTGGCGCAGGAAGCCAATGTCGAACTTACCATTGTGCCAGATGAAACGCCCCTTTGCGTGGCGCCAGAGGGTTCGAAGCAGAGGGATATACTTGTCAGGTACAACCCAAACCCTGGACGGGTCTGCTGCTAGGCCAATGCAGAGGAGCTCATCGGCAAAGCGGTTGAAGCCGGAAGTCTCGACGTCGCACGCAATATACGGAGCGTCCATCAGCTCCTTCATACATGCCCAGACATCCTTCTCTGTCCTGCAGAGCAGGTAGTTCTCACCTTCGTACCTGTAATACTCGTCCGCCCATGCAATGCTGTTCCAGAGTTTAGGCTCGGTAGGATGCTTCTCTGGCAACCCGATAGCCAGCCCGAGGGCGTAGATCAGGTCCATCTTGAACTGGCGATAGTTACCTGTGCCACGTAGTAGGGCTGTGGGATGCACAGCAGGGAGCAACCCGATCGAGGCGTACTCACTTGGACGCAGCTTCCCTCTTACCTGGGTGATCTTCAATCCCCAGTTGCCAGTCACGCTGCGAAGGGCAAAGTTGCCCATGGTGATGATGATCTTCCGAGGATGAGCGGCGATCAGCTCAATCAACCCAGGATTGCAGGCTTGTACAGCCTTAGTCGTGTTCAGCAGGTTGGTGCGGGCATCTTTGCCCTTAGGCGGAAAGCATTGGGCGGAGTTCAGGATGTAGATGTCTCGATCCATATCCAGCCCGTAGGCTTTCAGAGCCTCTTGGATCGATACCCAGAATACCTTGCCTGAAGGCCCGACAAGAGGAATGCCTTGGCGCATCTCTTGTACGCCAGGCACCTCACCAACAACCACTATCGGGGCTTCAGGATTTCCACGTGAGCCTACCTTAGGGCCCTTATACGGGCACTCAGGGCACGGCTTCAGACACTTGGTGCGCCAAGCGGTTCTCTGTTCTACGGTAGGGCTCACGTGGGTATCCATCAGACGGTCTGTGTGCTTCCGGTGGCGCCGGCAGGCGACTTGAGCTCCCAGTAACGCGGACCTGCCAGCCAGTTGCGCATCAGGAAGATGTTGGCGAGCGTCTCGGGCTCGATCTGCTCCACCTCGTCCGTCCAGAAGGTGCCTCGGGGCTCATTCGGAAACGGCCCATACTGCAGCATGATCTTCTTCTGGCCGAGCCGAACCGGAACTGTGGAATCGATCCCACGTACCCCGTGGATCTTCGCCACCTTCAGATCATCCTCCAGGTTGTCGCTGAAGCCGAGCTGGTGGATGAAGCCGGCCACATGAGCCTTCGGAGGATACATACGCTCAGCCAGCCAGCGAGTGAACTGCAGGCGCGAGCCGAGATAGCCGGTGATGAAGCGTCCGACACCCCACATGCGGAGCCGCGGCACTTCCCGGAACATCGCCGAAGCACACGCCTTCAGCCCCTCCAGAGTGTTCCCTTGGGGCACTGCCATAAAGCCGATGCTCTCCGACAGGTAGCTCTGCCAGCGGCTCGCCGCCTCGATGGACAGCTTGATCGTCTCCTGCTGATCGCCGATCAGATCCGGCAGTACGACGATATCCGGCTTGACGATCCGGCAGGCCTCGAAGATGACGTGCTCATCTACCGGCTTGCCGAGCTCGATCACGCTGTTGTCCATGATGACGAACGCGCCCGGAGGCAGCAGGTCGACGTAGGCACCAGGATTGGCGACCACATCGTGAGCCAGCAAGAGGAAGTAACGGCCAAGGGCGAAGTCTCCGATGTCGTGGCGCAGCCGACGAAGGAGGTGGGGTGGTGCTACGGGAGCGTATTGCATTGCACATTGCCTCGCGGTAAGGGTCCAAGTCCAAGCCAGTAGCCTGAGCCTCTCATGAGGCGGTCGCCCGCCAGTTAGGCGTAAGGGTCAGAGATCTGCCACCCCTCCCACGTGCCCTCGTTCGCCTGCTGGATGTCGTGCTCCAGCACCCCGGTGGCGAACTCGTCCGGCTGATACACCTTGAGGCGCCAGATGCTGGCGACGCAGGCGTACACCTCGACCGAGGTGATCACGGGCGGAGGGCCGATATAGCGGATGATGATCTCGCGAACGTTGCTCTGGGTGAGGCGTGTGGTCAAGAGCCCATCCTCCGAAGCAGGTTGAAGAACTCCTCCCGGGCAGCCGGCACGTCACGGAAGACGCCGCTGACACGTGAGGTCGATGTGAGCACGTTGGGTGAGTTGACCCCGCGGCAGCCCATGCAGGAGTGCTCCGCCTGGATGAAGACGATCGCACCACGAGCCCCCGTGTTCGTGACGAGCTCCTGCGTGATCTCTTCGCACACGAGCTCTTGCAACGTGGGCTTGGCTGTGCCCATGCGCTGCACGAGGCGTGTCAGCTTCGACAGGCCGACCACCTTGCCGTTGGGGATATACCCCACAGCAGCACGTCCCCAGGCCGGCAGAAGGTGATGCTCGCAGATCATCCGGAACGGGATGTTGCTCTGGACCACCATGCCCTGCATCCCATCGGCGTCCCCACCTTCGAACTTGGTGCTGAGGATGACGTCCGCATCGACGGGCTGGCTGAACTCCAGCAGGTAGCGCACGAAGCGCTCCGGAGTGAGCTTCATGCCCTCAGGCAGCTCCCGTAGCCCGAGGACCTTCTTGAGCACCTCGGACATCAGCGGGACAGCGTCATACCCCCGCTCG